AATAGCACTACGGAATTCTTTGAGTAAGCCTTTCAAACCTATTATATTCTTTTGTAAAGAACCTTCAAACTCTAAGGCTGTACCTCTTGCATAAGTGGATATTGTTTGGCAATCAAGCTCATCACCAACACATAATAGTTTGTCTGGTTTAACATAATCTATGTAATCTAAAAGGCTTTCAACGTACGATTTCTTAATAAAAGGATATTGCAAATCTGAGATAATTACGTAACGCTTAATACGTTACCTCTTTCGTTTAGGCTTACCTAACTCTGCACTAATACTATCTATAGTACTACGAATTTTAACAACATCTAACTGTAGGCGTGTCACTTTATCTGACAAAGAACTTCCACCATTAGGAAACAACTGCGACTTCATTTTAATAATTTCTGCAGTTGCCTTAATAACCAAAACAAGAATAGTAACAAGCAACCCAATGATGCCAACAAGTTCATTTATCATTGTCCGTCATACCAATTTGGATCATAAAAATCATCATCTTCATCTTCATCAGGTGAAATGGTGAACTGATATTTTTCTGCAGCAAAGTTAATAATCCCAAATACGCTGTGTTGTGGCATATCGGCGTTAGCTTGAATTTTGATTGTTTTCTTCTTGCCATCAAATACTTCAAGGATTGCAACAAATCCTGTAATAAGTTTGCCGTCTTCGTGAGCTGTGTTAATTATTCTCACAAGTTCTGATGCCATAACATCAGGTAATTCAATAGTTGTTTTTTTTGCTTTAGGTTTAGACATTCAAATCAACCCCATTCAGTTTGTTAGTCCAACCAAGGTATTTGTAGCCCCACTTATCTGCAACAGTCGTGTAGTAAGAAAGACCTATCAAATCCTTGTCTGGAATATCGGTTGACCAAATATATCCTGCTTTATGGCTTTGAATGGCAACGTGTCCGAATCGTCCGCCTTTCCAAAAATGTGTCGCCCCAATAGGCGCTTTCATTGGATCAGTAAATTTGTTTTTTGTAGGAGTATTATCCCAAGCAGATATTGCAGAAGGAAACTTAGCGGGAATATTCCAAGCTAAACGACAGGTTTTAAGACACATTCCTTTAACGCCTGTTTTGCGTTCAATATGCCATTGCTGCATCTTTTCAGCAGCTTGACGACCTATCATTAGTGCTCGTTGTTGTCTTTGACCTTAACGTAGCCAAAAGTGCCGTCTTGTGGATTTAACCAACGAAGTAATGGTGGAAGTACTGCTGCCAGACCTGATGCTAGTAATGCTTTTGGATCTGTAACACCTGCAAGGTAACAAGCTATGATTGATGCAAGGAATGCTCTGCCGTAAGATGATGCTATTGCTTTCAAGTTGTTCATAGGATACTTGCCAATTCTTCTTTAGTTAAGCCTGCAACTTCTGCTAACTTTTTGATAGCACTTTCACGTGAATCTTGTTTGGCTTTATACTCGGCTTCAAGTAGTGCGCGTTCAGCATTTTCTGCTTCTCGTTGCGCAATAAAGGCTTCTTTGTCTGCACCAGTCAATTCAATAACTTGGTTTCCATCACCAATAAAAATTTGTTCTTCTTTAGATTTAGCCATTGTCATAACTCCTATTTGTTATATCCATAAATTGAAATTGTGCCAGTAGTTGTGCCACCAAATATCATATTAAAACCATCAAAAGCAGTTGAAGCAAAATGCACTCCACCACCAGACCAAGCAAACCAACCAGTTGCATCAGTTCCAGAAGCAACTGTTAAAAATGTTGTTGGTTGTGCCAAATTAGGTTTTTGAATAACTGTTTGCCAACCAATACGATTTGCTGCTGTTCCTGTGTTTGCTCTACACATTAAATTTGCTGCTGCGTTTGAACCAGATGCACTTCTGGTTGTTGCAGAAGCACCAAAACCATAAAGACCGTAATCGTGATTAGTTGAATTATCAGTTGTTGCATTTCTTAATTTAAGTGTGATATCACCACTTGTAACAGAAGTTAAAGATACATCTATCATATAGTTATCATAAGTTGCAGTAAAAAAACTTGAAAATGCTTGACTAGATACTCCACTAAAACTAGTTGTGTTTAGTAGTACGAGTCCTGCTTTTTTAGTTCCCAAAGCAGTATTAAGAGAGGTGTCAATGGCAGTACCAAGACTGCGAATAGCAGAAGCGCCATCTTTAACAAGCGAGGTATCATCTGGGGTAGTCCACCCATAGTTTGTAGTTGTTGCCATAGTTCCTTATCCTATCGCTAAGTCAAGCCAAGTCAAGACACTATTTAAGTTCTGCCATTGAGTTGCGGGGTTGTAGTCTTCCCATTGTACATCAACTGTTGAGTAAATTTTGTTACTTACAAGCATTTGAAGATCAAGTGTGTTTTTACCAAGTGTCCAAGTCCAGCCTTCAACAAAACCTTCAAATTCGCCTGTTGGAAACAAGCCAACTGGTAAAGAGCTAATAAACAAGGCTTTATCCATTGTCACACCAAGTAAAAAATTTCTGGTGGTGTCATCAAGGTTAGGATTGGCTAGGTCAAGGCTTAAAGAATCAAAACCTGTTTTAGGAATACCTCTAAGACCCACAAATCTTGTTGCCTGATTTGTCGCTTGAGTTGCATCTGAAAGAATCGTTGAATTGACCTGCTGAATAAGGCCATAAAGGTTAACACTTGTGTCATCTATAGCTTCAACTTCAGCTGTAGGACTGCCGTATTGAACCACCACGCTATTGACAATATCTGCTGTTTGAAGCCTTGTTTGAATTCCATCTGATGAAACAACTGAGGAATCTAAAGGAATTAAGTTAGATCCGTAATTATTTGTTCTACGTTCAGCGTCAGCGTAACCAATATTGCCTGCAGTTGTCTCATACATATATCCAAGACCTGAATCGGAAGTGGTATTAACCAAATCAAAAGCATTTTCTGAACTAGCGTTTCTGGCTAGTACTGTGTAACGTCCAGTATCAATTGTGTCTATGCCTTGAATACCATAAGTAGCCCAAGTATCTAAAACCGATATATCATTCCAAGTTAAAGTTGCGCTTAAATCTTCCCAAGCTGTATAAAGGGTTTCTTGGAGTATTCTGGTAATTCTTGCCCCATCAAGTTCGATTGGGTAAGAAACAGATCCAGCAAATCTTTTAACTAATTGACCTAAAGCACCTTGTGCTTGAATTTGCAAAACGTTAGCAAAAGTCCCACCAGTACCAGCACCAGATAAAGTATTAGAAACACTTGAAACTTCACCAGTAAATAACTTAACAAACGTTCCCGCTGTATTCTTTGTTTCAATAACAACAGAATCAAGCAAATTAACTGTTGGGCTAGTACCTGAAAGATTGACTAATTCAAGATTGCAATATGAAGGTTGCGTTTGGTCAAATATGTCCACTCGACCAGCGGTGATTGTTCCACCACTTAAAATCTCGTTAGTGTATTCGACTCCAGCAATTGTTACTTTGTGAGTCGGTGTGAAAATTGTCATCAGCCAAGATTTACCTTAAACCAGTTGTTGCATAAGCTGTATTAGTTACCTTGGTGATTGCTCTAGCTGTGGCTAGCGGATCAGTAATAGCACTTTTTACGTTGTTATAAACATTTACAACTGTTCCTGTTGCTTGTTTAACTGCAGGGGCTAAAGTCACCAATTGAGAAGCTGGATTTACAAGAAGTTTCCCTACGTCTGGTAAACGATTATAAGCACCAATAGCAGCTTCAATAGCATCAATAATTTGAAGAATTTTATCTAAGAAACTTTGCAATCCTTTATCGTTTGCTGCACCTGTTAATTGTGCTACAAATTCGCCAACCTTTTTAGCGACAAGTCTGATTTCTTCCCCAAGCAAATATGCAGAACCTTGAGCGTTATTGAGATCATAACCAAAAGTTACTGCACCTGTTCCAACGTCATAAAATGCTCGAGTCATAGATTGTTTACCTGTGCCAGTTAATCCGTTTACAAGTTGTTGAATTACTGGAAGCATTGTATCTGTTAAAAATGTTGCAAGTTTTTCTAAAATTGGAAGTAAAGCAAATCCTATTTGTTCTTTGGATTCATTAAGGGCAACACTTACTCTGGCCATTCTTCCAGCAAAAGTATTAGCTGCTGCATCTGCTTGGCCAGCAAAAGTTTCTGATAGTACTTTTACGGCTGCATCAAAATCTTTAGATTTAATGATTGAATCATCTAATGAGACGCCAAGTCGTTTAAGTGCGCCAAGATTGCCGTCATAGGCTTTGCCTAAGCCTTCTGTGATTGTTGCAAGGTCTTTGCCTGTTCCTGCAGCAATATCAAGAGCTAGTGTTTGAAGTTTTTGTGCTTTTGTTATGTCATTAGTTGATCTAACAAGTCTGTCAAGGCTTGGACGTAATTGGTCATCTGTTATGCCTGTGGCTCTTGCTGTTTTGTCAATGTAATCTTCAACTGCTGCAACTTGTTGATCTGTTGCTTTGGTTGTGTTGCGTAATGTTTGTGCAAGACTGATTTGGGCTTTTTCATCTTCAATGGCGGCTTTAACGGCATCTACACCGATTTTGACTGCCATAGTAGCTGCAGCAGCACCAACGGCCAAAAATGCGGCAGCACCAACTTTCAATGCGTCATCAAGTTTGTTAGTAAAAGTGCGTGTTTCTTTATCGGCTTTATCAAGGCCGTCAATAAAATCTTTGGTGTCAGCAAGTAACGCCAGTTTAAGGGTTCTAATATCAGCCATTAAATTCTACCTGCCCAAGTGTCTCTAACTTTTTCAAAACCTGCTAACCATTCCTTTGCAATAATTGGTTGAAATCTAGACATAGCAGGATATAACCACCAACCACGATTTCCTCTACCTTGAGACGGAGAACGTTTTGGGAACTGCTTGTACTGTTTAGATCCAAACTCTGAACCCATTATTACATAACCAGCACTAAAAGCACTAGCGCCAACTTTTTGACGACCACCAATACTGAAAGAAGGTGCTTTATCTGATTTAGAAACTTTAATAGAATCAGCAACTGCTACAGCTTGTTTAGGGTTATATGGTGCGCGTGAAGCAGAACCTTGAGCATAAGCAGCACCACGTTCGGCCAAATCTCTTGCAATTTGTTTCATATCATTTTTGGCAATATCGTCCATTTTTCCAAACGCACGAAGTAAAGCACGATAATCTTTATCAACTGGAACAAGACTAATTGCTCTAGCCATTATTGCGCTAGTTAAATATATCGATTGCTGTAGCCCAAATATCTGGTTCTGCATTTAGCCAATAATCTGGTGAAATACCAGTTGTTATTGCTAACTCGACTGCTATTCGCCCGACTG